GTTAATCCAGTCTGCCAACTGGCCAACAAAGCCAGGCGGGCGCAAAAGGTCAATGTCCTGCGGCGTAGTGTCTTCCGGCATATCAAACGTGACGCTTGGCGTAAACTGCACGGATTCTACGTAACCGCCTTCGCGGGCGTAGTGTACAAGGGTGCCTAGTGATACTGGATTGCTAGACTTACCGAATGACTGCCAGCGCTTGTCTAACTCGCTAGATGATGGGTAGGTATTGCCGCCTGCGCTCCAATCGTCCCATAAGTTAAACCCACTGCCTTGCGTGGCGTGGTGCAGTGCCATGCCGATGCGAATCCATTCTTCATGGCCACACGATGGATTAATGCACGCTAACATATCTCGCAAGTCAGCGTCTGATACGTCAACTGTTTGACCATCTACCACGGCGCGGTGAAATTCAGGTTTCTTTAGTAGCTCGATCAATGCCTGAGGGGCGGGGGTGATGTCGGATGGGTCGCCATGCTCCGCCTCGTATAGATTGCCACTGGCGTGAACAGAACCAGCTCCCACAACAAAGCCACCTGTCTTGAAGTCGATACCGCTGAACTCTTTATGAGTCTGGACCATGGCGATAGGCTCGGGAAGTGAAAAATAAACGTGTTTTGAGCCGCCACCGCTGCCTGTCTCGACAATAAAGCCAGACTCCCTCGCTGATGGGATTAGAGCGCACAGCTTCTCATAAGATGAAACCCCGCCGTTGCGAGCGTCCACGTCTACAACAAGCAAACCAGAAACCAAAACACCAAAGCCAGTTTTAAAGTGGCCTAGCTCTTCAAATACTTCTAGCTGGTCTTCTGACCAGTGTGGGGTGTGTTGCCATGCGCTTGTTCTAGGGTGTTTAAAAAATGCCTTACAATTAGGATTGCCGCATTCGCACATTTCGTCTTTAACGCCGTATAGACCGAAAACTTTTAGGCCCGCGTCTATGTATTCTTGATGATCCATTAGTTTTGCTCCTTATTTTCCCATGAAATAACATCCGGTCTTAAGTCTTCCCTTTTGAAATCCCCGCCTGTTTTTATTTCTGCTACGATTGCACACTTTGCACTAATACGGCCACGGGCAATCCAGTTGAAAACTGCTTGGCTTGAAACACCCATTTCACTGGCTAATTGAGATTGCCCACCAAAGTAACTAACTAAACATGTTAGCTTGTCCTTTTGCTGCTGTTTTATTTTTTCTGCGTATGTCATTTTATGATCTCCTATGTAAGTGGCTGAACAATAGCACACAAAAAAAGTTTAAAAAAGTGTTTACTTTTCATTTTTGATACTTTAATCTGCTCACCACTGGCTAACACAAACCAGTAAAAACAAACCAAAAGGAGCAAAGCCAATGAGCTTATTAGATGAACTAGAATCATCAGCGCCACAAGCGCCAATGATCACAATCGTGGGGTTTCCAGGTGCCGGTAAAACGTCGCTCGCTGGGCTATTCCCTAAATCAATCTTTATCCAAGCGGAAAACGCTAAGACTGTATTCGAGTCGGTTGAAGGCGATAATAAGCCGGCCTTCCTAAAGCACTTACCTTCGCCATCCAAGGCAAACCAAGTGCATACCTCTAAGGAGGTTATGAGCAAGCTTCGCATGATCTTACAAGAAGAGCACGACTATCAAACGCTAGTGATCGACTCTATCACCTCGCTTAATGCTTTATTCGAGCAAGAAGTTGTTGAGTTTGACGATCCGAACAACGGCAAAAAAACCGAATCTATCGGCAACGCCGCCGGCGGATACCATAAAGGCTACGATGTATCTATGGGAATGCACGCAAATGTCGTGCGAGCTTGTGAGTACATTCGCAGCAAACGCAACATGACAATCGTATTCTTGGCGCACACTGGCTTAAATAAGGTTAAAAACCAGCCGGATGAAACCAGTGAATACAGCACCTATTCTCTAGCAATGCACGAACGCAGCCGCAAAATCTATATTGATAAAAGCGACGCTGTGATCTACATTAAAAAAGAGCAGTTCGTTATGGGCGGTGAGCAAGACAAAAAAGGCAATCAAACGAAAGCCGCGCGGGTTACAACAACCGGCGACCGTATTTTGATCACCTCGTCAGACGGTACTGTCGGCTATGTTGACGCGAAAACGCGCTACAAAATGCCACAGGAGATTAAATTCATGGAAGGCGAAAACCCTTTGCTTTCTTACATTCCATTTTTCAACCAAACCAACAACCAATAAAAGGAAAACACTATGTCATTCTGGGATCTATCAGACGGTAACAAAGCAGAATCAAACGGCTCTATGGATATGGGTGGCGGCAACATGGAGCCAATCCCTAACGGTACGGAGCTGTTAGCGTTAATCGACGAAGCCAAGCTCGACAGCTACGAAGATGATACCTATATTAGCCTTCGCTGGACTGTGCAAGCGCCAGAACAGTATAAGAATCGCAAGATCTTTCAAAAGGTTCGTGTGTTCGACACTGACTCGACAAAAGCCGATAAAGCAAAGCGCATGCTAATGGCAATTGACCACAACTGCGGTGGTAAACTAGCGGCATCAGGTGAAGCGCCAGGTGATCACAATATGCCTGCGGCATTGTGCGCCAAGCCGATGATGATTAAGGTGCAGATTTGGGAAATTAACGACAAGTCTGGCAACTGGGTATCATCCGTAGCAGCTCGCAATGCAACGCCAGCGCCGCAACCTGCGACGACTGACAATAATGCAGACGGCGACGATATTCCGTTTTGATCTTTAATAGGCGCGGCCAATGTGCCGCGCTTAAAGGAGTTTTTAATCATGGATTACATAGAAAAAGTAAAGAAAGCCATTAATCAGCTAGAAGCTGAAAGCCATCTGTCATCTGCCAATCAGTATTGGCTTTCAGAGCTTAAAGAGCTAGACCAAAAAGATGACGACATTACTGAAAGAGATTTTGCATTAATTGAACTGCTTACACCTATTGATTTCAATATAAGCAGTTCAATACCAGCGAGAAAGCAATTGGTCGTTAGCCGCAGGAATGAAGTGCAAATAGTAGTACCATTTTTAACAGGCGCTCCATTGGAAAAAGCCCTTGAATGGCTAAAAAGTAATAAGTTTAGCGGCCTTTGGGATTAAATAAGCGAGAAAAACAAATGACAACTGAAAACATAGAACAACGGAGCAAAAGCTGGTTTGAAGCCCGAAAAGGCCGCATAACTGGCAGCGTAGCGGGGGCAGTGCTTGGCCTGAACCCGTACATGAAGCCAGCCGATGTTATGCGCAACATGGTGCGCGACTATCACGGGGCAGATAGAGAATTTAAAGGCAACGTGGCGACGGAATACGGCACAGCAAACGAGCAAACTGCTATTTCATCCCTTGAAATGTTTCACCTTGATCAGCCAGTTGAAGAAACCGGCTTTCACGTTCACCCTGAGCACGACTGGCTAGGCGCAAGCCCAGACGGGTTGATCGGTGAAGACGGCATAGCGGAAATTAAATGCCCATTTGGCCAGCGAGGCAAATACGTGCCAGAGTTCAAATCGCTAACAGATCAACCGCACTACTTCGCACAGGTGCAGATTGAAATGGCATGCACTGGCCGAACATGGGCTAAGTTTTACCAGTGGGCACCAAACGGCGATGCGATTAGTGAGCACGCATATAGCCAAGCTTGGTTTGATGAAAACCTGCCAAAGTTGGAGGCGTTTTATCAATCTTATTTGGTCGAGCGTGAACTGCCAAACGCGCAGCGCTATCTTGAGCCTAAGCATAAAGAGCAGAGCGATACTTTTGTTGTTGATTTAGTTGAGGAGTACCAGCTGCTATCAGCGAAAATAAAAGAGTACGAGCAGGCAAAAAAAGACCTGTTAGCTGAGATAGTCGAACGCTGCGGCGAGCGTCAAAGCGAAATCAACGGCCATAAGCTAACCAAGGTAGAGCGAAAAGGTTCGGTTGAGTATGCCAAGGTGCCAGAATTAAAAGGCGTAGACCTTGAGCAGTATCGCAAGAAGCCATCAAGCTATTGGAGCCTAAAATGAATAGTCAGCAGAAATTTATATACAGCAATATATTTAACGAGTGTATAAGTTTAGGGTTGACACATTCAGCTAGCAATGATGCCGCCGAAGCTGGTGTGTCAATGTACAATAAACAACAATACACGGGTAAGCCAGTTGATCTTATAAAGCAGTGTGTAATTAAGGCTAAAAAGTTAAACAAAAAGGAGATAAAAAAATGAGCGCATTTGTAAAGATAGAAGACGCATACGCAGTAGTTCGAACATCGTCAGGACTATTTAAGCAACTAGACTTGTTTATTTACGATGGTGGCTTGTATGCAAAAAACGGCGCTGGTTATGTTCAGCTAAACATGGATAGGTCCACATCTAACGATAAGGTAAGATGGAGGGAGATTAACGGAGTCGAATGCAAGTCAGGTCGATTCGGCTGTATTTCTGTTTGATTAACAGCCGCCAATGCGCGGCTAAGGTTTTTCTATGTACGATCCTAGACCGTACCAGCAGGATGCTATTGATGCCATCCTAGCATGGATTAAAAAAAGCTTTGAGCCTTGCATGATTGAGGCAGTCACAGGCGCGGGCAAATCAATCATTGTGGCCAAGGTTGCAGATTTTGTTCATAGCACAAGCGGTAAGCGCGTACTTTGCTTGCAGCCATCGGCAGAATTAACAAAACAAAATCACGAGAAATACACTAGCTACGGCCTAGACGCTTCTATCTATTCATCTAGCGCGGGCGCAAAGTCGCTGCGTCACCATGTTGTGTTTGGAACCCCTGGTACTGTTAAGGGTAACATCAACGGATTCAAAGACACGGCAGCCAT